TGGAAAATGCTGTAAAAAATTTTAGAATGTCTGTCGATAATATGTCTGTTAGACTTCTTCAAAAAAGAATGCCCTCTGATGTTGCTGATGGAATAAAAGAAAATTTAGGGAGATATTTAAATGCTCAATATAAACAATTTGAAATGTCTGGTCCTCTAGAAAAATATAAACCAACGGAACAACAAATTAATACAGCAATAGAGTCTGTTAAAGCAAACAAAATAAAAGGATATCAACAATTAAATAAAACTGCACCTTCAAAAGAAGTTTTTGAAAAATTAAATCAGGAAGCAGTTGATGAAGTTAATCAGTTTTTAAAAACTAAATCTGTAGATGAAGTTGATGTATTAAATTTAGAAAATCAAACTGGAGATGTTTTAAACAAAGCTACAAAATCAGAAGTTGATTCTGTTGTTATTAAGGATTCGGTATTAAAAAATAAAGTATTAAAGCCCTGGCAAGAAGAATTAGCTGGATTAATAAAAGATCCTTCATATAGTTTTTATGCAACAGTTAGTAAACAGGGACATTTAAATTACACTTTAAAATATTTAGATGATATTGCAAAAGCAGGTTCAGAAGGACCAAACAAATTTATATTTAATGCAGATGAATTAACACAAGCTCAAAAAGCAGATCCATTAAGATTTAAATACATAGAACCAGGATCTTCTACAAAAGGTTTATCTCCATTAGAGGGTAAATTTATTAGAACACCTTTTTATGATTCAGTATTTGACACAACAAGTAATTGGTTGAATCGAAGTGGAGTTGGAACATTTTATAAATATGCAGTTTTAGCACCAAAAGCTGCATCACAGATTGCAAAAACAATCTTATCTCCACTAACACATGTTAGAAACTTTATTAGTGCTGGTGCTTTTGTATCTGCTAATGGAGCATTTTTTCCAAACTATGGTGACATATCTACTTTGTTGCCTAAGTCTTTAGGAGGTCAAGGTGTATTTAAACAAGCGTATGATCTAACAGGAAAAAGAATACTAGGTACTATGACAAAAGCTGATGATGCTTTATATGAAAGATTATTAAAAGTAGGTGTAGTTGATAGTCAGGTTCAAGTTGGTGAATCAAAAAGACTATTAAAAGATGTATTAGATAATCCAGCAACCGCTGATTCAAAAGCTTACACTGATTTAACAAACAATTTAAAAGATAAACTATTAAAATTTTATGGTAAAACTCAAGATGCATATGTTGCTGAGGATGATTTTTGGAAAGTTATAAATTGGAACCTAGAAAGAAATAGATATTCTAAACTATCAGAAACATTAAATATTAACAAAGATAATTATAAAAAAATATTAGCTGAAGAGTCTACTAAAGGTAAATATTTTAGAAAACTTGTTCAAAGAGATGAATATGCAATGGAGAGTTTTGATAATTTTTTAGATGAAATAGCAGGTAATATAACTAGAAATAGAGTTCCTAACTATGGTTATGTAGGAAGAACTGCAAAAGCATTAAGACAAACTCCTTTTGGAAATTTTATAGCGTTTCCTTTAGAAATTATGAGAACGGGAAATAATATATTTACAGGTGCTATTGATGATATAACCGCAGGTATAGGTAAAGGTACATTTGCAAATCCTGAAATACCTGAACTAATGCAACTTGGTTTAAAAAGATTAACTAGTTTTGGAATGACTGTAGGTGGTGTTCCTTATGCATTAGCGGAAACGTTTAAAGCTAAAAATAATGTTACCGACGAAGAAATGAATGCACTTAGAAGAATAGTTCCTGAATGGTCTAAAAATTCTACATTGTTACCTACGGGAAGAGATGAAAAAGGATATTTAAAATATGTAGATTTTAGTTATTCAAACGCTTATGACACCTTAACTAGACCTTTTAGATCTGTAATGGGTGCATTAACTCAAGGAGATATTACTGAAGAATCTTTAAAAAGTTCTTTAGCAAAAGGTATGTCTGATAGTTTGTATGAAATATTAGAACCATTTGCTTCGGAATCTATTTATACAGAAGCATTGTTAGACTCTACAATTAGAAGAGGCATTGGTAGAGGTGGTAGAAGAGTGTGGTCAGAAGAAGATGATTTTGGTGTTAGATCTTTTAAAGGTATTACACACATTGCAAATTCATTGATGCCTGGATCTATTTCACAATTTAAAAGATTAGAGAGAGCTACAAGAGGGTTAGCTGATAAAAAATATGGACAAACATTTAACTTACAAGATGAGTTGCCAGGACTTTTTGGTTTTAGAAGTATTCAATCTGATCCTGAAAGATCATTAAAATATATGACAACAAGATTTAGTTCTAAATTAAAAAAAGATGATAACTTATTTATATCACCTTTACTTAAAGGTGGAAGAGTTAGTCCTAGAGATATTTTAAATTCTTATAAATATTCTGAATTTAGAAGATTTGCTACACTAAAAGAAATGTATCAGGACATTGAAGCCGCTAGAACTTTAGGTATGTCTAATTCTAAAATTAGAAGAGAAATACAAAAAAGAAAAGGTATAAAGAAAAAAGTAGTTAATGATTTACTTAGAGGTGTTTATACACCTAATTCTCCAAGTAATTTTTTTGAAGACAGGATAAGAAAAATAAATAGAGATTTAAATGAAAAAGAAGGAGTTGAAATAGAAAATCCATACATAATTGCTTCTCCTTTTATTAGACAAATAATATCAGAAAATAGATCTATTAATCTATTAGAAGATAGTCCTTTATTTCCTAATTTTGAAATACCACAACCACAAATAACTCAACAAGAACCACAAATCACAACACCTAATTTAAACGTGCCAACAGGTACAATAGTAAATAATCAACCACAAAATGTTATCTCGACAGCTTCTGGATATAATGTTAATCTACCTGTTGCTGAACGAAATAAAATAATAGAGGATTTTTTTACAGGATGATAAATAAAATTAAAAGTTTGGGCGGTGTGATAGGTCTATCCTATCGGGTTTCTATTGTAGCGGGGGTTACAATATAATGGCTAAAAGATCTGCATTACAAAAAATAGAAGATCATGAAAAACTGTGTCGTATTATGCAGAAACAAACTTTTGAACAAATAAAAGAAATGAAAGAACGAATTAGAAGAATTGAATATATGATTATTGCGGGAATGGGATCACTTGTTTTAGCTTTACTAATGAACTTAATGAAATAAAATGCAACTATCTAGAAATTTTTCTCTTCAGGAATTAACAAAATCAGATACAGCGATACGTAAAGGTATTGATAACGAGCCTAACGCTGATCAAATAGATAAACTAAAAGCATTGTGTGAAAATATTTTACAGCCAGTGCGTGATCAGTTTGGTAGAGTAAAAGTTACCAGCGGCTATCGTAGCCCTGAGCTGTGTGTTGCTATCGGCAGCTCGATCGGATCACAACATGCGAAAGCTGAAGCGGTTGATTTTGAATGTATGGGAGTTGACAACGCAGAAGTTGCTGATTGGGTAAAACAAAACCTTGAAGTAGATCAATTAATTTTGGAGTATTACACTCCTGGTGAGCCTAACTCTGGATGGATACATGCGAGCTATGTACCATTTAATCCAAGACATCAATATATAAGAGCATACAGAGAAGATGGAAAAACTAGATATAAACCTATTATCGGAAAAGCAGTAGACTTAGTTTAGTGTGGTAGTTGTTAGTTTAACAGCTAATGTTAAGATAATTAGGGATTCGAGAAGCTGAACTAACATCGCTCGTTAAAGCAGGATACTACCACTTACCCCATGGATTATTCTCTATCCCATTCATAAAAACCTATATCCAATCTCTTAATTCTTCACCCATAACTTCTGATGCAATATTAATTTTTTTACGTAAGGCTTTAACTATTTTTTCATCAACAGTTTGTTCAGAGATTAAATCAACATACGTCACAGATTTTTTCTGACCTATTCTATGTGCTCTATCTTCTGATTGTAATCTTTTCTCCAAATCATATCCATTAGAATAATAAACAACAGTATTTGCTTGAGTTAATGTAATTCCATATCCTCCTGTTTGAGGTGTACCAATAAAAAATCTACACTCAGAATTTTCTTGAAAACGTTTTATGTTTGGCTGTCTATCTTCCTGTGGAGTTAGTCCATAATAATCAACTACTGATCCTTCACCATATTCTTTCTCAATTGATTTTTTAATTTCTGACATGTCTTTTTGATAATTAGCCCATATAATAACTTTTCCTTCTACTTCTTCTAAGACATTCATTAACTCATTAATTCTATTACTTTTTATGCTTTGAGTGCTGCCATCGTCAGCGGTAAAATGTCCACAAGTAATTTGATGTAGTCTCATCAGTTGAGTAAGAACTGTGACCGTAGTAGTTTGTTTACCGTTTAATACAGCAAGAGCCATTGTCTTCATTTGTTTATATAATTTAGACTGTTCTTCAGTAAGGGCCACATTTCTTTTAACATAAATTTTATCTGGTAGATCTAGACAATCTTCTTTTAATACACGATAAGAAAAACCTTTTAATTTATCTGACAGTTCACCTATGTTTTTAAAAAAATTTACAACCTGTATTGATCTTCCTTGTGCATGAATAGTTTTCATTTCTGCATATCTATTTCTAAAAGCATAGTACGATGCAAAGTCCAATAACCACGGACTTAAAAATTCACATTGACTATATAAGTCTAGAGGATTTTTAGTAATAGGAGAACCTGTCATTATTCTTCTATACTTTGCTAGTTTAGAAAGACTTAAAATATTTTTAGTTCTTTTAGCTGAAGCATTTTTTATAGTAGTAGACTCGTCTACACCCATAATTGTATTATGAGTTCTAAGAAAAGAAGCTGCAAAATCTGTTCCTTTTGATGTACTTAATGCTTCAACATTCATAATTAAAATATGTAATCCACTATATGGTTTTAATAATTCATCTAAATTTTCTTTTTGTTTTTTAGTAATATTAGATTGCCACATTACTGTTTTAACCTCTATATGATTAGGTAGATGTGTTGGAATTTCTTGATTGTACCAAGTACCAATAACACCTTTAGGTGCAATAATTAAAGCGCCATTTATTTTACCTTTGTCATAAAGCATTGACATATTATCAATTAATACTTTTGTTTTTCCTGTACCCATCTCCATAAAATAAGCATAGCTTTCTTTATTCCAAGATTTTTCTAACGCAGTTAATTGATGTGCGTAAGGTTTAGTTTTAAATCTATAATTCATATTATTTTTCTTCTTTCTGTATTGACTTATATATAATCCATGTTATATATTTTGTCAATGTCAGAAAGAATAGTTTATGTAGTACAAGAAGTTGCTGGAACTCAAGCGGGTAATCCTAAAATAAATATTATGGGTGCATCTAAATATGGTGAGTTTAAATTTTTGTTACCAGAATTTTCTCAAATAATTTTTTCTCCTGGTCCATTAATTTTTAAATTAAGAAAAGGTTTAAAAAATTTTAAGATTGGAGATCATTTATTATTAACAGGAGATCCTGCAATAATTGGTGTTGCGTGTTCTATTGTATCTGATATTACAAACGGTAAATACAATTTATTAAAATGGGATAAACAAGAAAGACAATATTATCCTATTGAGATTAATCTATACGAGAAAGGAGAAATAGATGAATAGTATAAACTTTGAGGAAGATAAAACAGATATATTAAAAAATAGTGACAATATAAAATTATTATCTGAGGAAGTTCAAAAAATGGAATCTTTAACAAAAGAGATAGAGGACATAGAAGAGAACTTAAAGAAAAAGAAAAAAGATTTAGATATTATATCTGGAGAAACAATTCCAACCATGATGTCTGAAATGGGTTTATCTCAACTTAAACTCATGGATGGGTCACAGATAGATGTCAAGCCTTTCTATAATGCTACAATTACAATAGCTAATAGAGAATCGGCTTTTAACTGGCTTCGAAAAAATGGTTTAGGAGATATTATTAAAAATGAAGTAGTAGTATCTTTTGGCCGTGGAGAAGACAACAAGGCAGCAGAATATGCTGAACTTGCAAAGGGTCGTGGTCTTCAACCTGCGCAGAAATTAAAGGTTGAACCCATGACTCTAAAAGCGTTGGTCCGTCAGCGTATAGAGGCAGGAGAAGAAATGCCAGCGGAAATTTTCAGCATATTTGTTGGAAATAAAACTACAATCAAAAGGAAAAAATAATCATGACAAAAGAAACAAACCTTACGAAAAAAACAGAAGGTGCATTAGTTACAAATATGTTTGAGGCTGATGCAAATGCAGGCACACATAACATGGAGCAGGATGATCTTGCCTTACCATTTTTAAAAGTTTTAGGACAACTATCTCCTGAAATTAATAAACAAAATGGTAAATATGTTCAAGGTGCAGAACCAGGAATGATACTTAACTCTGTTACTAAACAATTATTTGATGGTAGCAAAGGTATAGATGTAATTCCTTGTTTTTATAAAAGAGAATATTTACAATGGAAACCTAGAGAACTTGGAGGAGGACTTGTTAGTATTCACTCAGTAGATGATCCTATTGTAAGAACCACAAAAAGAGATGCAATGAATAGAGATGTATTACCAAATGGTAATTATCTAGAAAATACAGCAAGTCATTTTGTTGTAGCTGCAGGAGAAACTCTGACTACCGCATTAGTGTCGATGACTAGAACTCAGTTAAAAGTAAGTAGAACTTGGAACTCTATGATGATGTCGATAAAAATGCAGGGTAAAAACGGTTTATATACTCCACCAACATTCAGTCATATTTATCATTTAAAGTCAGTTCAAATGACAAATGATAAAGGAACTTGGTTTGGTTGGGACATAAGTAAAAATGGTCCTGTTACAGATCCTAATGTTTATAGCGTAGCTAAAGACTTTGCTGAAAAAATTGGTAAAGGCGAGGTTGACATTAAACACGATAGTGATACTGAGACAACAGAAAAATCACCATACTAAAAATCCTAGGTAGTGGGCAACAAAGCTAGCGTGGAGTTGCCCGCTTATAAAATATATTATGGAAAGATTTAAAGAAATATTTTATGGATTAGACCGTGCTCATGGTGTCACTTACGTAGATAAAAAAGGTGAAGATGGTCAAAAAATAAAAGGCAAATCATTTGTCCAAAGAAACATGGTTACAGATGATATGTGGGAAGATCATTTAAATGGAAATGAACCTAGTCTAGGTATTATTCCAATCAATGATGATAACAAATGTAAATGGGGTTGTGTTGATATAGATTCTTATGCAGGTTTTGACCATAAAAAATTAATAGATAAAATAAAAAATTTAAATTTACCTTTATTAGTATTTAGATCTAAATCAGGTGGTGCTCATGTATTTTGTTTTACTACAGTTCCAGTTGAAGCAAAATTAATGAGAGATAAATTAGTTTCTGTAAGTGCAGTATTAGGTTATGGAGGATCTGAGGTATTTCCAAAACAGGTAGAATTAAAATCAAAAGATGATACAGGAAATTTTTTAAATTTACCATACTTTGGTAGTGATAAAACTACAAGATATTGTTTTAATAATGAAGGTGAAGCTGTTACACTGGAACGTTTTTATTTACTACATGATTTTATAAAACTTACACCAGAACAACTAGAAAAATTAACTATTAAAAGACCTGAATCAGAATTTAGTGATGGTCCTCCTTGTTTAGAATCCATGACACAATCAGATATTAAAGATGGTAGAGACAGGATAATTTATCAATACATTCAATATGCTAAAAGAAAGTTTCCAGACAGTTGGCAAAATAAAATAAACGCTTTTAATTATAAGTATTTTGAAAAACATCCTGAAGGTCCTTTAGATGATAGAACTATTCAAGGTAAAATAAAATTTAATGATGGGAAAGATTTAGGTTTTAAATGTAATGAAGAACCTATGTGTAATCACTGTGATAAAAATTTATGTAGAGTTAGAAAATATGGTATTGGAGGTGATTCAGTTTTTCCAAGTTTAGATGATCTGCAAAAAGTAGAATTAGACGAACCATATTATTGGGTTAATGTAGATGGAGAAAGAGTTAAATTAGACAATATCGACTATCTTATGGAACAAAGATTGTTTAGAAGAACTGTTGCAAAACAAATAAATAAAAAACCACCAAGAATTACGGTTAAAGAATTTGAAAAATATACAGATCAATTACTGCAAGGTGTTGAGATAATAAAAGCACCTACAGGATCATCTATTGTAGATCAATTAAAAGAACATTTAGAAGAATTTTGTACTAATAGAACTGCAGCACAAACTACTAAAAAAGATATTTTAAATGGAAATGTTTACACAGAAGATGGTAAACACAAATTTATATTTCATAAATTTTATCACGGACATTTACAGAGAAAAAAATGGCCAGAAAAACCACAAGTAACACAGCAAATGTTAAAAGAATATTGTAATTGTAGTGACGATAGAATTATTATTGGCAAGAAAAGACCTAGTATTATGGTGGTAGATGCTTTTGATAAATCAGAAAAAAATCACACACCTAAAAAATTAAAAGAGGATTCACCATACTAATGAAAACAATAGTGTTAGGACCACCAGGGACAGGAAAAACTCATACACTATTAGAAAAAGTAGACGAATATTTAAAGACAACAAATCCAGATAGGATTGGTTATTTTGCTTTTACAAGAAAAGCTGCAAATGAAGCTAGAAGCAGAGCTATGAAAAAATTTAATTTAGAAGAAGATGATTTACCTTATTTTAGAACATTGCATTCATTAGCATTTAAATCACTAGGTATTAAAAAAAATCAAGTGATGCAAAAAAGACACTATGAAGATTTAGGTAGGAAAGAACATTTATTTTTAGACTATAATGATTATGACGAAGAGGAGACAGGATTATTTACAACTAAAAGTGATTATTTAAGAATAATTAATTTAGCTAAACTTAGAAATATATCGATTGATGAACAATATAATTTAAAAGAACATAATCAAGATGTTGAATATGAAACATTAATACATTTGTCTAATAGATTAACCGATTATAAAAAAGAATATAATTTAATAGATTATAACGACATGATATTAAAATTTATTAAGTTAGGTAAATCACCAAACTTTGATGCAGTATTTATTGATGAAGCTCAAGACTTATCCTTAATGCAGTGGGATATGGTAAAAAGTATATCAGATAAAACGGTTGATTCTTATATTGCAGGGGATGATGATCAAGCAGTATTTAGATGGGCTGGTGCAGATGTTGATTCATTTATTGCACAAGAAGGTAACATAATACAATTAAAAGAATCTAGAAGAGTTCCAAGAAAAATACATGAATTAGCAAACTCAATTATTGGAAGAGTTGATAATAGAATAGATAAAAGTTGGAACCCAAAACAACACGAAGGAAAATTATCTGCTTATGATAATTTTGAGGATATAGATATGTCCTCTGGTAAGTGGTTGGTATTAACTAGAACAAGATCAATGTTAGATTCATTAGAAGAAACTTTAAGAGAAAAAGGTTTTTATTATGATAACAGATTTAAAAAGCTATACGAAAAAGATATTCAAGAAGCAGCAAGTAATTGGGAACATTTAATAAAGGGTCAGATGTTAGATGCAAAACAAGTAGAAGATATTTCAAAATATATTAGTAAAGAAAAATGGAACAAGGATAGATTAAAATCAATGGTTAAAAATTCTTTGTATAGCTATGAACAACTAGAAAAAGATTATGGTCTTCAAACAAAAGAAATTTGGTATGACGCTTTTGACCAAGCTGGAGAGAAAAGAATTAATTATATAAGACGTATGAAACGTAATGGAGAGATGTTGAATCAAGAACCACGGATCAAACTATCTACTATACACAGTGCTAAAGGTGGAGAGGAAGATAATGTAGTTTTACTAACTGATCTTACATACAACACAAAAAAATCATACGACAAGAATCAAGATGATGAAACAAGATTATTTTATGTAGGTGCAACACGAACAAAAGAACACTTACATATTATAAGACCTAAAGATGATAATAAATGTTACCCAATGGAGGAAATTATATGACAAGTAAAGACGTATTAGATGAGGCATTCCCACAAGATAAACAGATAGGGGGGAGTCACTACAAGGATTTTCACATTCAACCTTACGAATTTATTTCAAAAAATAATCTCTCCTTTTTTCAAGGAAACGTTGTGAAGTATGTTTGTAGGTACTTGAATAAAAATGGAATACAGGATCTTGAAAAAATAAAACACTACTGTGATTTAGAAATATTAAAAATAAAGGATACAAAATGAGTTGGCAAGAATACAAAGCAAGAGCAAAAGTAATAGAACAAAATTTTGCAAAAAATTTAACAGACGTTAAATGGGCAAATGATTATCAAGATATGTATGAACATTGGGATATCGAAGGTATGTTAGATGGTAAGATTTTAAAATTTGATGTTAAAGGAATGAAAAAAGTAAATCGTTGGGATAATAATAAACAAGATGATATTGCTTGGGTTGAAGGAACTAATGTTAGAGGTAAACCTGGTTGGGTTAAAGGCTTAGCAAATTATATAGTTTTTGAAAGAATAGATCATTGGTTTCTAGTTAATAGACAGGAATTATTAGATCATGTGCAGGATAAACTAAAACAAAAAGGATATGAAACAGGAAAAGGAGTTTATCAAATTTATCAACGTGATGGTAGATTAGATAAAATAACTATGGTTCCTTTTCAAGATATTGAACAACTAAAAGACACAAAAAGGATAATTAAAAATGACGGATAAAATACAGAAAGAATTAAAAATAAAAAATCATACATTTAAACTAGAAATATATCCTCGTTTAGATGGCCAAGAAGATATAACATGGGAAATATTTCCTCATGATTATACTGCAGCCTTATATGCATTTAGTAACAAAGATAAATTAAACAAGTTAATTAAAGAAAAACATATATATGAACCAAGGAAAAATAATGCAAAAAATAATATTTAAACCTCAGACTGAATGGCTTCCACCAGAAGAGTTTCCTGACTTATCTAAATACGATGAGATAGCAATTGATTTAGAAACCAAAGATCCTGACTTAACTAAAATGGGATCAGGAGCAATTGTTGGTAAAGGAGAAGTCGTTGGTATTGCTGTAGCTGTTGAAGGTTGGTGTGGATATTATCCTATTGCTCATGGTGGTGGCGGTAACATGGATAAAAAAATGGTTCTTAAATGGTTTCAAGATGTTTTAAATACTAATGCCATAAAAATATTTCATAATGCAATGTACGATGTATGTTGGATTAGATCTATGGGATTAAATATTCAAGGACAAATTATAGATACTATGATTGCAGCAGCTTTATGTGATGAAAATCAATTTCGTTTTGATCTAAATACTTGTGCTAAAAAATATATTGGTACAGGAAAAGATGAGGCAGCTTTATATGCAGCGGCAAAAGAATGGGGCATTGATCCAAAAGGGGAGATGTATAAACTTCCTGCAATGTATGTAGGTCAGTACGCAGAGAAAGATGCAGCTATTACTTTACAGTTATGGCAGTATTTAAAAACAGAAATAATTAATCAAGATATACAATCTATCTTCGATCTCGAGATTCAACTTTTTCCCTGCCTTGTCGATATGCGATTCTTAGGTGTCCGTGTAAACGTCCAAGCAGCCAGCCAATTGAAGAAACAATTAGTTGAAGAAGAAGAATCATCACTATTATCAGTAAAAAAGGAAACAGGAATAGACATTCAAATATGGGCTCCAAGGTCCATTGCCAAAGTTTTCGAAAAACTAAAACTACCTTATGACGTAACTGAGAAAACACAAGCACCATCCTTTACTAAAAATTTTTTACAGAACCATCCTAATCCAGTAGTTCAAAAAATTGCAAGAGCTAGAGAAATAAATAAAGCTCATACAACTTTTATTGATACCATACTAAAACATTCACATAAAGGACGTATTCATGCTGAGATTAATCAATTACGTGGAGATAATGGTGGAACAGTAACTGGACGTTTTTCTTATTCTAATCCAAACTTACAGCAGGTACCAGCACGTAACAAAGAACTTGGGCCAATGATTAGATCTTTGTTTATACCAGAAGATAAACATAGTTGGGGAGTATTTGACTACTCACAACAAGAACCTAGACTTGTTGTACATTATGCAGCTTTACAAAATTTATATGGTGTTGATGATGTATTAGATTCTTATAATAATGATCCTAATACTGATTTTCATACAATTGTTGCAGACATGGCGAATATACCTAGATCACAGGCTAAAACAATTAATCTTGGTTTGTTTTATGGTATGGGTAAAAATAAGTTACAAGCTGAATTAGGTGTTGATAAAGAAACTTCTGATAATCTATTTAAACAGTATCATGATCGAGTACCTTTTGTTAAACAACTAATGGATAATGTAATGCAAAGAGCACAGCAACGTGGTCAAATCAGAACTTTACTTGGAAGATTATGTAGGTTTCATTTATGGGAGCCAAACATGTTTGGTATGCATAAAGCTATGACACATGATGAAGCAATCTTGGAACACGGACCAGGGATTAGAAGAGCCTACACATACAAAGCATTGAATAAACTTATACAGGGATCAGCTGCAGATATGACAAAAAAAGCAATGATTGAACTATATAAAGAAGGTATCATACCGCATATACAAGTACATGATGAACTTGATATATCAATAGAGTCTCCAGAGCATGCAGTAAAAATAAAAGAAATTATGGAACATGCGGTAGAACTAGAAGTACCAAACAAAGTAGACTATGAATCTGGCCCTAATTGGGGTAATATAAAATGAGGATAAACTATGGCATATTTAAACGCAAACATACCACCAACTTATGCACAAATAAGAAGAGAGTATTTATATGATCTTAAAAAACATCATGGAGAAGTTGAAGACTGTATTATCTTTGGTCTTAGCGCTCTTACAGGCAGGTCAATATTATTTCATGCTATTATGGAAAACGGTGCAATA